TGTCGGCGGTCGATGCGAGACACTTTTCTCTGGCGTTTATGTCCGAAAGAATGTGCCTGGATTGATTGCGATACTAAGTATGAATGGATTAGCAACATAGGAGATCCGTAAATGAAAATCAATAAATCACAACTTAAGCAGATTATTGCAGAAGAGTTAAATGAAATGGGCACCTTCCATAAAGGTGGGCTTGACTGGGATACTTTGGATCAAGAAACAAGCGACACCATCAGCCGGGTAATGGAAGATTTTATCGGAAGACTCAGAAGAATCGACAACAAAGATGCAAGATCGGTAATGAAATCTGTACGCCAAATGATACAGCTTCCTCCCGATCAGCAACAAGAGATAATGTCAGCGCTGACAAAGATGTTGGCAACTGACTCGGATCCCGGACAGGAAAGATTTTAAGTATGAATGGATTAGCAACATAAAAGGAATAATATAATGGCTAGAAGAAAAAACACAAAAAGAATTGACCCTCGGTATTTTTTAAACGAGACGACATATAGAGATGAGATTGAAGAAACTCAACAATCTGTTTTAAACGAAGAGGCCACAACGATCAGCGTAAGCGATCTAACAGCGCTCAGTTATAATAAGCTCAAGGACCAAACCGGCGGCCACCCGGTTTTCAAAGTGCCCGATGAGAATCTATATTATCAACTTCGGGACCTTATTCTTTATAACAATGAAACTGGTCAAAATGAACCCTATGGCATTGCTCTAGATTACGCCACCACACCGCGCATGAAGGGCAGCATGGAAGCTTCCCTCGATAAACGAAAAGAAGAGGATCAAAGGGACTTAACTGACGTGGCTCGGTGGATGTCCGGCATTTTATCCAAAAAACACGATCAACTTCAATTGGTCCAGTAGGGCTAAGTATGAATGGATTAGCAACATGAAGAAACTATTTGAAAATTGGAACAGGTTCTTGAAAGAAGATAAGGGCCCCAGTCGAGATGAGCAGCTTCAAGCATTTTTAGAAGATGATCCGTCTGTGATGGATTACTGGACCATGGCTATTGAGGCTGATGACGGCCACTACTCAGCATATGTCCAATCTTCTCTTGAAGATTGGTTTATCCCACCTGCCCCTGATGCGGAAAAAGAAGAAGCAGTCAAACAGCTGCGCACCTTTATTGGTCAAAAGGTGCGCGAACTTCTACATAAAGCACAACAGGATCCTGAAATCACTCCCGAAGAAAGTATGAGAGAACTATATACTAAAATTATCTACAGAAAAGGAGAAATCCGCCGCGATCACGGAAGTGAAGGTGGAGTCGACGCATACTAAGTATGAATGGATTAGCAACATAGGAGATTATAATGGCTAGACGTAAAAACACAAAAAGAATTGACCCTCGTTACTTTTTAAACGAGACAACATACAGAGGTGTGAATGAAAATTTACAAAGACAATCTGAACCTGAAACAAGAGCGGAGTATGCTTTAACTTGGGCGCTAGCTCAGCGAGCCTCTGGCCTCGCCGGTCAGGAAATAACAATTAATGATATTGTTGGCCTTTTAACTTCCCCTTCTGTTGCAGAAGTCTACCAAAGATTACAACATCCACTGGACAGAAGCCCATTTACGGCTGAGCAAGCAGTTGAACATGTTAAGAGATTGCTGAGGCCAGATGGACAGCAGATGAAATACGCCATGGCCACCGGTATAGCTTATCCCGTTGTTCAGCCTGATCATGAGACAGGTAGAAAAGAAAGTGATGGTATGGTTTTTTATTTTTCACCCGGCATTGAAGACCCAACAAAAATCATATGGCATGGCGCTGGTAAGCAAAGTGAGAAAGCGCCTCGCTTCAAAGAGCCAGAGCAAGGTTTATAAAAGGATAGATATAATGAACTGGTTAAAAACATTATGGAACAAACTTGTTAACAAAACTTCTGTTGCGCGTACGTTGGTCGTGGTTGAAGAAGTGCAAGATTTATCAGATCTATTAGTACAAGCATTCGAAGATGCTGGTGTTAGTGAGGCGTATACCTGCGAAAACTTGGTTACACGCTATGAAGAATGGTACGAAGGCGAACATAATCCAGAAGCCGTTGCCGATAGTTTAGAAGACTTTAGAAATTCACTGCCTACCGGCATGCAGCGTAAAATAAAAGCTATGCAATGGTCATCAAAATGAAAATTACCAAATCCCAACTCAAGCTAATTATTAAAGAAGAATTAGAACAAATGCAGTTACAGGATTTACAACCACAGGTTGATGCAATACACAATATACTTCAAAGCGAGATGGAGAAGGTGCCGGAACAAGTCCGCGGCATTGTTTTACAGGCAGTAACAGCAAAATTAGCTGCAGAAGCTAAAGATTCGGAAACCTTAGAAGAAGTTTCGTCAGAAAAACAAAGACGATGGGCCTGTGCACAAAAAGACAAGCCCGCATCTGAAAGAGCCGATGGTCTTTCGGCAGCAGAAGCTGAAGAGATGTGTAAATCAAAAATAGAAGAAGATGGCTGACCTGATAAACAGGAGCCGGTTCGGGTCCGACACTGGAGTGATAAATGATGGCTAAAGCACAAGCATTTTTAGATTTATGGCTAGCTAAATTGACATCGCGCAAACTTATGGTATGGTTGACAGCAACCGGTCTAACGCTTGCGGGGCACGTAACTAGCGAAGATTGGGTTATAATTTCAGCAATTTATATTGGTGGCCAAACTGTTATAGATGGTATCAGTAGATTGCGGGGGTACAATGATTAAAAAACAACTATTAGAGTTTGCACTTAAAAATTGGAAAGCAATATTAATAGTTTTATTATCACTTGTGGTGGCTATGAAAAGTCGACATGACTACAGCCTCATGCAAAAAGCATACGAAACACAAAATGAATCACACCAAGCTCAGATTGACGGCTTAAAAGAAATACACAAACAAGAACTTCGCGAAAAACAAAAATTAATGGAAAGCCATTTAGAGTCTATTGCTGTGATTGAAGAAGATTACGAAAATGCACTTCAGATGATTGATGAACTAAGAGAAGATAAGAAGGGACAATATAGAAACAAGTTCAATAGCGATCGAGAACAACTAATTAAAGATATAGAAGAGAAATTTGGTATTGAATATGTTCCTTAATTTTCTACTAATGATAACGATGACAGTTGGCGCAACTGAACCAGCTAAGTTTACGATTTTAGAATACAAGCAGCCCGCACCGTTTGCTGGTGTTTTGTTTGATGAGCACGCTACTGGCAAAATAATGTCTGATTATGATTTATTTAAATATTCTTGCGACATAAGAAATGATTACCAATTAAAAATTCAAAAAGAAGAATATGAATTTAAGCTCGAAAATATGAGAATCGAACACAAAGCCTTAACAGATGAGTACGATTTGTTTATAATGCAGAAAGATAAAGAAATCGGATATCTAGCTGACGCGTTAAAAAAAACTTCACCCCGTTACAAATGGTTGTATTTTGCTGGTGGGATCCTCATTGGTACTGCAAGTTCATATGGCGTATATAGAGCACTAAATGACTAAAAAAGATTTAAACTATATCGCAGCTGTTGAAAAAGCAATTGCTGAAAAATATGGTGAAGAGACAGTTCAGAACCCAGCGAACAATTGGGATGAAAACAAAGAAAAAGAATATCTAGAACAAATGAAAGCTTTATATGCTAAAACATCAAACAATTCTTCTTGGAAAGATAAAATAGATGTAAATGGTATAAAGGTAACAAAAAAACTACTTAATAGAGAATCTTTAAAAAGTTGTCCTGTCTGCGGATCTTTTCCAAAGAAATCAATGGATGATGTTTGCTTGATCAAGTTTGACTGTTGCAGTAAATGCTACATTCAATATGTTGAAGGCAGAGAAGAAAGATGGAATAAAGGTTGGAGACCTGATTTAAAAGAGGAAACAAATAATGGCAACAGTTTATGAAATAGTCCAAGGCTTGTCACAAGCCGCAGCAAACGCTTACGACGGAGCACTTGATGAGAGTGGCGAACCGCTCAAAGCTGGCCTTCAAAGAGAAGAGGGTGATCCGATTCTTGACAAAAGAGTTATGGATGGCTTTGGTGTTAAGTTTTACGGTAACATGATGTGTCTCTCATACATGTCTGAAGTTCAGTTAAAAGAGGTTTATGCCTCTGGTTTTGAATCCGACGTAGAACAACGAATGGCCGATATTGTATCGTTTCTTAAAAAGGAATATCGTAAGATCACAGGAGATTCAGTGTCTCTTACCAAAGAGGGTGAGATTGACGTCCACGTACAGAACTCATCTCGCGTACGTTCTTGGGTTAATGCGAAGCTACACTATAAGGTTGGTGGACTAGATGAGACGATGGCAGTTGCTGCCGATCAAGACACAAAACCTGAGTCAAATTGGGAAAGCTTTCTTTCTCAGGGCGGATGGGACGGCAGCGGCGGAAAACGCCCACAGAACGATACACGGAAAAAATAGCAAATGAAAATAACACAACAACAACTTTATAAGATCATCTTAGAAGAATACGCTAAAGAAGAGGGACTTGATGAGGCACTAAGCCCCGAAAAGGCCGCCGAACTTATAGCTTGGATAAGGGGCAAGGGCCCCCGCCCAGACTGGGCCACGGATGATTATGGCTCTTCGGGTCTTGGAAAAGGAGTACAATCTCCAATGGATGTTGATGTAGACCGCGCCGCCGATACAATGCCGTTTGGAACAGGCCCAGAGTCAGACCCAGAACCGGAGGTTGGGCCCGAAAGTCTAGAAGATCAAATTGCCGATATGGTTAAAGGCATGCCCCCTGAAGAGGTGTCCGATTTGTTTCAAGCTGTGTTTAGTAAGATTCCCGGAGTAGAGCTTGGTCCTCCCGAGGAAGAAGAACCAGACACTCTCTATACCCCCGGCGCTGAAGGGCGCCCGCAAATTAGCCTAGGCCCATTAAGAGAGGCAGTATTTCAGAAACTTATGGAAGCCGGCGGAACCATGTATCGTGGTATGGGGGCAGCATACAAGCGCGACGAGGGCGGATGCGACAACGAACAACTTTCAGATGCAGAATTAGTTGATCAGGCCTATAAAGACGGAATTGAAGAAATAGTGATTCTTGATGGTGAGGGTGATCTTGTCAATAGAGATGAAGTGCTTGCGGCTATGAAATATGTATGAGTTTTCAACTAGACAAAAAACAAAGAGTAAAAGAAATATTAAAGTGCGGTAAAGATCCGACGTATTTTCTTAAAACTTATGCGCGCATCTCTCACCCTTTGAAGGGTTTAATTTTATTTGATACCTATGATTTTCAAGATAGCCTTATTAAAGATTTTAATGATTATCGCTTCAATGTCATTCTAAAGGCACGCCAACTAGGTATCTCAACAATAACAGCCGGCTACATTGCGTGGCTAATGTTGTTCCATCGTGATAAGGCAATCTTGGTAATGGCAACTAAGTTTGCAGTTGCTGGCAACTTGGTGAAAAAGGTCAAGAATATAATGAGAAACCTACCGGATTGGATAAAAATTGCAGAGATCTCTGTTGACAACAGAACTTCGTTCGAATTATCAAACGGTTCGTCAATTAAGGCAGCTTCTACTTCTGGTGATGCTGGCCGTTCGGAAGCACTGTCTCTCTTGGTTCTGGATGAGGCCGCACACATTGAGGGTTTGGAAGAATTGTGGACTGGCTTATACCCTACGCTGTCAACTGGCGGTCGTTGTATAGCCCTGTCTACTCCCAACGGTGTTGGTAATTGGTTTCACAAAACTTGTGTGGACTCCGAAGCCGGCTCCAATAATTTTAACTTAACTACGTTACCGTGGGACGTTCACCCCGAGCGAAATGATGAATGGTATAAAAAAGAAACCAGAAACATGTCCAAGCGACAAATTGCCCAAGAGCTTGAATGCAACTTCAATACCTCTGGCGAAACGGTCATAGATCCAGAGTGTATGGAGTGGTTGTTAGCTAGTGTTTGCGAACCAAAACATCGCACGGGTTTTGATAGAAATTTTTGGATATGGGAAGAATATGATCCATCCTGTAGCTATTTGCTGGTAGCTGATGTTGCTAGAGGTGATGGTGCAGACTACTCTACTTTTCATATAATAAAGTTGGAAACACTAGAAGTAATAGGCGAATATCAAGGAAAAGCAACTCTTGATATGTTTGCCAACATGTTAAATCAAGTGGGCCGAGAATACGGAAATTGCATGCTGGTTGTTGAAAATAACAATGTTGGGTACACCGTGTTGGATAAATTATTGGAATATGGTTACCCAAATTTATACCACTCTGTCAAGTCAACTCATGAATATATAGAGCAACACCAAGCAGAAAATCGAACATCTGCAGTGCCGGGATTTTCTACAACAATGAAAACGCGCCCACTCATAGTCGCAAAATTAGAAGAGTTTATCAGAAATAAACTAATTACTGTGTATTCTTCTCGCACAATTAACGAGATGAAAACCTTTATTTGGAGAAACGGTAAACCACAAGCGATGAAGGGGTATCATGATGACTTAATTATGGCACTTGCAATTGCATGCTGGGTGAGAGATACTGCTATACAGTCGAGCGCTAGAGATTTAAACTATCAAAAAGCTTTTCTAGGAGCAATATATACATCCAAAACCACCATGAATTCACAAATTAAAGGACAACAGGGGTACAAGAAAAACGATATGTTTGATAAAATGAGTGAAGCAGAAAAAATGTATAACCAATATAGATGGATTATTAAGTGAGATTATAAGTGGCACCTAAAGACAAAAATTCAAGAAACACCAGAAACGCAGGTTCGCAATTATTCAAGTCCCTTACCAGATTGTTTTCTGGTCCGATAATTAATTACAGATCGCAAACCGGCAGAAAGATTAGAAGACAACATTTAGATAAGTTTTCTAGCAGGTTTAAGTCAGCATCAGGTCAGCAGTTTAAAAAGTCTCTCTATAATCCACTAGATACTTTATCAGCCAACGCAATGCAAAACCAACGTCGTGTTGAACGATATGTGGATTTTGATCAAATGGAGTATATGCCAGAGATCGCATCATCGCTTGATATATATGCTGATGAGATGACAACATATTCTGATTTGCGACCAATGCTTACTGTTAGATGTAGCAATGAAGAAATTAAGGCTGTACTCGAAAACCTCTATGGCAAGATTTTAAATCTAGACTACAATTTATTTGGCTGGGCGCGTACAATGTGCAAGTATGGGGACTTTTTCCTGTACCTTGACATCGATGATAAGTATGGAGTACAGTCTGTCATATCTTTACCGAACTCAGAAATAGAAAGACTGGAGGGACAAGATTCTACCAACCCAAATTATATCCAATATCAGTGGAACTCTGCTGGGATGACATTCGAGAATTGGCAAATTGCACATTTCCGCGTCCTTGGTAATGATAAGCATGCACCATATGGTACATCCATCTTAGACCCAGCTCGCCGTATCTTTAGACAACTTACACTTGTTGAAGATGCGATGATGGCATATCGCGTTATTCGCTCATCCGAGCGTCGTCTATTTAAAATCGATGTTGGCGGTATTCCACCACACGATGTTGAACAGTACATGGAAAAAATTGTATCACAATTAAAAAGACACTCGGTTATTGACTCACAGTCAGGTCGCGTCGATTTGCGATATAATCCAATGAGTATTGAAGAAGATTACTTTATCCCAGTGCGTCCCGGTTCAGCCACAGAAATTACTAATCTTGCCGGCGGCCAAAATACAACAGCTATTGACGATGTTAAATATTTGCGGGACAAGCTTTTCTCTGCTTTAAAGATTCCTCAAGCATATCTTGCAATGGGAGAGGGAGCCGCCGAAGACAAGACAACGCTTGCACAAAAAGATATCCGCTTCGCTAGAACTATTCAAAGATTACAAAGAGTAATCACCGCGGAGCTTGAGAAGATCGGGATTATCCATTTATATACCCTTGGCTTCCGCGGCGATGATTTGATTAACTTTTCTACAATATTAAATAACCCATCAAAGATTGCAGAACTTCAAGAGGTGGAACACTGGAAAGCCAAGTTTGATATTGCAGCATCAGCCACGGAAGGTTTTTTCTCTAGACGTTGGGTTGCTGATAATATTTTTGGTATGTCTCATGAAGACTTTATTCGTAACCAGAGAGAGATGTACTACGATCGCAAACACGACGCTGCACTACAACAAGTCGCAGAAGCCGCAGCAGCAGGGGAAACCGCCGGCGCAGTGGGCGGCGGCGCAGCACCAGATATGGGATTAGATGCAGGTGGAGCAGAGCCGCCCGCTGAGATTCCGGCCGCCGATGTGGGTGCAGATCCCGCTGCAGATGCCGGCGGTGGTGAGGAGTCCGCATTGCTTGCGGTACCTCCCGGATCTCGCGATGCTCCCACACTTACGCCCGGCGCAAAAGGCAAGGTATATTTTCCAGTAAAAACGGACGATAGGAAGTCATCAGGCCCAAGAAGCAGAAACTATGCAGCTAAACGAAGTGCCGAAAAATCAAGCATAACTAAAAGGAATGTGTTCCCGGGTTCCGAGATTAACAGCATCCCCAGCATCGCAAAAGGTATTTATGAGCAGGAAGATTCTATTTATAACTTGAAAGAGTCTACTGAAGAAAGAAAACTTTTTGAAGTCAACGAATCTTTACACACACTTATAACAGATTTAGAGAATAATACTAAATTATTAACGGAGCAAAATAATGAAGATTAAGCACAATAAGAAACGAAACACTGCCTTTGTTTACGAGGCTCTTGTTCGCGAAGGCACTTCCGCAATATTGCAGGGAGACGAAAAAAGAAGAAACACTGTTGTGTCAATCATTAAAAAACATTTTTCAAATGACTCTATTTTGAAAAAAGACTTAGAGTGTTATCGCTCTCTTTATGAAACATGTGGATTAAATCAAATAGAGTGCACAAAAATAATACGTGAAGCGCGCCTACAAAAAAGATTAATTGATCCCGCACAATTGTTTGAAAAACAAACAGCTCTAATTCATGACGTGAACAAGGAACTGGATTCAAAGATCTTCAACAATTTTGTTCCAAACTATAAATCACTTG